AATTACAGAAGAAGAATACTGGAAAATTTCAGAAGCCCAAAATCATGTTTGTGCAATTTGTGGTGGTGAAGAATTAAATAAACTTCTTGCTGTTGACCACGATCATATTACTGGAGAGGTAAGAGGTCTATTATGTACCAGGTGTAATATTGGGTTAGGATGTTTTCGCGATAATGTTGAATTATTAGATAGGTCAATTTTATATTTAGATGAATATTATCACTATGAAATACATAACGTAATAATATGAAACCTTATAATACGATTTAGGAAATTATTATATGACCAAAATAACCTTCATGGTCAATGTCCACAACGAAGAGCCGCGAATCGGTTACATTTTGAAACCGGCTGTAAAGTGGGCGGATGAAGTAATTGTCATCGACAAAGGATCAAAAGACAGGACGGTTGAGATTGCGGAATCATACGGCGCGAAGGTTATCCAGGTTGGGGAATCACCGGAGGGCGATGATGACCGGGAGACATGGGTCAATTACGCCTCAAACGATTGGATATACTGGGGCACGCCGTCCGAGATACCGACCAGAAAATGTATTGATACATGCCGAGAAATGGCTAACGGAGACTACGACCTGATAACTGTTCCGCGTAAAATGTATATGCTGGGCGTTCATTCTGCTAATTCGCCCTGGTATATCTCGCATTTCAAATTCTTTTTCAACCGTACAAGAACGATTGTAAAGAACAAGATTCATCAAAACTTTACCGCCAAATATGGAAAGATCGGGCATATTCCATATTCGCCTGAGTGCTGCGTTTATCACCTGACGTATACATCCGGTAAATATTGGATAAATACGATGGTCGATTACTGGCAGACCGAGGCGAAAAACTCAACCAACCCGGAAGAAGATATAAGCAAATGCTTTGCTTCTATTCAACAGCACGAGGCTAAGCTCCGCGCTGGTGGCGAAGAAACCAGGCTACTTCATCTCGCGTGGACGTTATACCACATTGGAACAGCCTTTTTCCTTGAGGAAAAGCGCAGGGGAATGGATATAAAATCAGAATATAAGAAAATTTACGATCAAATATTGAAGGAATGGGAATGAAATATCCTATCGTTTCAACGTGCCAGATCAGATGCTTGCCAGATATTCTCGAATGGGCGTTCGGTGATACCGTCGGCTTTTTTGTGGAGTTGGGCGCGTATGACGGTCTACACTACTCTAATACTTATGGTCTCGCTTTTCGCGGCTGGCCGGGGATGTATATTGAGGCCGACAGGGCGTTATACCATAAATGCCTGAGCAATCATATCCGGCACGAAGGGGTTATTGTTGAACATGCCTGCGTCGGGACCGGAAAGGAAGTTGATTTTTATGAGGCCGGTGAGTATTCCAGCGCATCTAAACGATTCATTGATTCTGTGCCGGAAACATGGGGGGCGAAGTTTGCGCCCCCGGTGAAAATAAAAACGGTTCTGTTGGATTATTTGCTGGAAAAGCACAACGTCCAGCGCGTTGATCTGTTATCGGTTGACACGGAGGGGACAGAGGTTGATGTTCTCAACGGGTTTTCAATCAAGAAATGGAAACCGCGCCTTGTGATCGTAGAGGCGCATGAACAGCACCCCCGCGCTGAATTGCGTGTGAACGCCCCAGAGATAAATAAGTATTTTGACTTGGCCGGATACAAGAAAATCTATTCAGATGAGTTAAATAATATGTACCTCAAGGAATGGGAATGATACCCGGTGTAGAAATAGGAGAGATTGTAGCGCATACCGATGAACGTGGATGGATGGCTGAATTGTCACGCTCAACTGATTACGTCCAGGATAATTTATTCTTTTCAAAACAGGCGGTATTGAGGGGGATTCATATCCAGCCGATACATCCGCAGGGTAAGTTATTCATTCCCATAACGGGAGAGATTTATCAGGCTGTGGTGGATTGCCGTCCGTTTTCTCCGACGTTTGGCCGGTGGTATGGGAGCATAATCAGGGTTGGATCGTATATGATAACGCCGCCCGGATGCCTTACCGGTACGCTTGCACTTGTCGATTCGATGGTATTCTACCGGACAACGGAATATTTTTATCCTGGCGAGTCAATAACGATTGCATGGAATGACCCGGCGCTTGGAATAGAGTGGCCTATACCGTGTCCCAGGCTGAAGCAGGAAGACGAGAACGGCAAATCGTTCAAGGAGGTTTTCGGTGGTTGACATCGTACCTGGATTTGAGGACATGGTGATTTATGATGATAAGGGCATGGGGATAAAGGGCGATGCCCTGATCTGGCTGGCTAAAAAACATAATCCGCGTGTGTTTGTTGAGACAGGGACATACGCCGGGGAAATGCTGAAATACGTCATGGCGGGTTATACCTTCGATGAGGTATATTCAATTGAACTATCTGAAAGACTGGCGTCCAGGGCTAAAAAACTATTTGCCGATGAACCAACCATAACCATCATGCAGGGCGATAGCGGAGAAATGCTGAAAGCCATCCCGCAGGACGAGCCGATTTTATACTGGTTGGATGCTCACGCTTGCGGCGGTGTGACTGCACGAGGCAAGAAGATAACGCCTATCATTGAAGAACTGAAAACCGTTGTAAACGAAATGAATCACATCATCGTTATTGATGACATTGATAACCTTCCACGCTGGGGCGTGACATACAACCAATTGACATCTTTCATCTCTGGTAGAAAGAAAGTAAAATTTACGGATATTTTTACAATGCTGATAGTCGAGCCGGAATGATCACCGCGATAGTATCTGCCTATTACGCGAAGCAATATATCAGGCGCAGGCTGGAGAACCTGACTTCTCTTGAGGTTACGCCGGAGATAGTTGTAGTGGCGCAAGCGGGGAGTTACGAGGCAGAGATTGCAAACGAATATACCGATATTGTTATAAAAACGGAAAACATCCCGACGATATACGAGGCATGGAATATCGCTATCCAACACGCGACCGGCGAATATATCACCAACGCGAACTGCGACGATTACACTTATCGGGGATCATTATCAAAACTAGCCGGCATGCTTGATAAATATCCAGGCGTTGCGCTGGTTTATGGCGATAATTTTATCGTTGATGGTGACAGGAAAATATACCATTGCCGGAAGTACGGCGATTATGAATTCCTGAAAACATGCTGCTTTGTCGGGCCGATGCCGATGTGGAGAAAGTCTTTACACGATAAATACGGATTGTTTGCAGACCAATACCGGGTATGCGGCGATTATGAATTTTGGCTGCGGATTGCGTCCCATTCTGAAATAATATGCAAAGCGGATGTCATTGTCGGGGAATACTCCAGAAGGCCGGATTCGGCCGAACACAGAAACCCGCAGCTTGCGCAGGATGAAAAAAACTATATCCAATCGTTTTATCGCCCTATTGCATTGCGGGATAAAATATGATAGTATTTTTATAATCGTATAACGGTTTTAGCCTGAGGTGGTTGCCGGAAGCTGAAACCTGCGCTTGTCAAAGGATTTTGAGAGCCGAAGTAGAAACTCGCATAGAGTTTGCTTCGGCTTTTATGTTTGGAGGTGGTTATAGTGGATGAAAATAACGAAGATAAATCACTGGTATTTTATGGCGACGAAGTAAAGGCGCTAGGCGACGGCAAGGTTGCTGGATACCTTGTTCGCTTTTCCGGAGAATCTGACCCAGACCTGGAATCCGATTACTTTACGAAAGATACGGAATACGGCGTCATTGATGGATCGACTCTCCCGATATTCTACCAGCACGGCATGGACGAAAAACTTGGCGTGAAGTCAATCGGCAGGGGCAAGATCAAAGCCGATGACATTGGCCTGTGGATTGAGGCGCAGCTAAACATGCGCTCCGAGTATGAAAAGGCGCTTTATGAGCTTGCCAAATCCGGTAAGTTGGGCTGGTCGTCCGGGGCTGCTGGTCACCTGGTAGAACGAGAAGAAATCGGCAAATCCTGGATGATCAAATCCTGGCCTATTGCAGAGGCATCACTTACGCCAACACCGGCAGAACCAAGAAACAATGTTCTGCCAATCAAATCATTAGTAACCGCGTTGTCGGTGGATGCCGAAACGGAGGAGCCTATTATCGTTAATAAGGAGTCTGAAATGAACGAAGATGAAATCAAAGCGATGACCGAGAGCATCGCAAACGCGGCCGCTACTGCCGCGGCTGACCTTGCGGTAAAGAAATACATCGAAGAACAGGCGCCGGAAGTCAAGGGCGGCTTCGATGTTGAAGTGGTTGATGATGAAGCCGACCGCGCCGCAAGGATGAACCCCTTCAAATCTGCTGGCGAGTTTTTCAAGGCCGTCAAGGTTGCTGGGGAATCACCCTCTGAAACCGACAAGCGACTGCTTACTTTGAAGGCCGCTTCTGGAATGAACGAAGCCGTACCTTCCGAGGGCGGTTTCCTTGTTCAGCAGGACATCGCCGGTGGAATCCTCCAGAATATGTGGGGTACTGGTTCTGTGTTATCCCGTTTTACCCCCGTTCCTGTTCAGGGTAACGGCATGGTGTTCAACGTGGTTGACGAGACATCGCGCGCCGACGGTTACCGCATGGGTGGAATCCTGGGCTACTGGCTGGCCGAAGCTGGAACGAAAACAGCGTCACAGCCAAAGTTCCGCCAGCTGTCCATGAAGTTGAAAAAGGTTGCCGCTCTCGCTTATGCGACTGACGAACTGCTCGAGGACGCCTCTGCGCTTGAAAGCTGGCTGACTACCAATGTTCCGAACGAGCTGCGCTTCCAGACCGAAGCCGCGATCATGAACGGTAATGGCGTTGGAAAGCCCCTGGGTATCCTGCAATCGCCTGCCCTGCTTCAGCTTGCCCGCGTTGACGCCAACGAGATCGACGCTACCGACATCGCCAATATGTGGGCGCACCGCTATGCCGGCGCGAATGATTATGTCTGGTTTGTTTCCAGTACAATCTTCCCGCAGCTGGTCAATCTGACTATCGGAGATTCTCCGATGTTCTTCCCGGCCGGTGGTTTGGGTGGTCTGCCCTACGGTACTATCCTGGGGCGGCCCGTGATCGAAACCGAATATAACCCATCCCTGGGCGTCCTCGGTGACATCGTGCTGGCTTCACCATCGCAGTATCAGTTGATCACCAAAGGCGGTATCCAGTCTGCTTCCAGCATCCATGTAAAATTCACCACGGATGAAACTGCCTTCCGGTTTGTGTACCGGGTTGATGGTGAACCTGCCTGGAATAACAAGGTTACCAGCTACTATGCTTCAAGCGACTACATTTCGCCGTTTGTCGCCCTTACCGCATCTTCATAAGAAAGGAGGATAATATGAATGGAGTCCGTTTTGGCGAAGGATTAAAAGTCCTCCCTGTTTTAGCTCCGATTGCCTTCACTACCGCAGCTATCGACACAGAGGCGGTTGACATGAACGTCAATCATTGGGCCACCTTCCTGGTGCAGTTCGGCGCTATGACCTCTGATAGCACCGACACCGTGACCGTGACTGTTCAGTGCTCCAGCGTCGATACCAGCGCCACCGGTGACGATATCGCGTTCAAGTATCGCCTTTCATCGGCGGTTGATACCGACCTGATGGGCGCGATAACCGACGCGACTACCGCCGGTGTTGCCGTTACCGCCGAGGATGACGCGAAAATGCTCATCATTGACATTGATGCAAACGCGCTGCCGGCCGTGAAGTCAGACGGTCGTTATGTTGGGTTGAAGCTTACCCCGTCCGATGCAATGGCAAGCGGCGTTGTTGGTGTGATCGCCGTGCTTGAGCCCAGGTATCCGGGTAATGCTATTCCTTCCTCCTCGTAGTTGTTACTGGTAGGTTTTGGGGGGAGCTAATCCTCCCCCCAAAAGGAATCATCTATGGCAGATTATTGCTCAACAAGTGATGTAAAAGCCGACATGCCAGACAGCGGCCTGGCAAGCTCCACCGATACAACGTACGACACCGCTATCGGTGGTTTTATAACCGCAGCTTCCAGGATGATTGATAAACTGGTTGGTCGCGAGCCTAACTGGTTTTCATCAACCGATTCCGAGACGCGGTACTATGACGGCACAGGCGAAGTCACACAAGACATAGACGAATGTCATACATTGACAAGCGTTTCTATCGCTGATACTGGCGGTACTTCCTCAACGTCTTACAAAACCATTACACTGGATACAGATTACTACGTCTGGCCTTATCAATACGATCAACTTGGATTACCCATAACCAGGCTGATTATGGACTGGAACGGGGATGAGTACATCTGGCCGCGCTTCAGGAAGTCGGTCAAGGTCGTTGGTCAGTTTGGGTATTCCGCAACGCCGCCAGATGACGTGAAACTGGCGTGTAAGATTCAGACAGTTAAATGGTTTGCGAGGGCGAAGCAGATGTATCAGGATACCGGAGGCGGAACTATCACAGGGCAACTGGTTTATTCAAGGGTTGCAAAAGACCTTGATCCGGATGTGAAAATGCTGTTATCCAGTTACATTATAGGGAACATGGTATGAGCATAGTTGATACTACTGTTCAAAGGATACAAAAAATTGCGCTGGCGTGTGAAGGCATCAAGGCTGCACCGGATTACCCCACCGATGACGCTAGTGTATTACCATTGGCTATCTCTCATATTACGGCTGGAAATGTCACGCAAGTAAACGCCACAGACACAAAGTTTATGGCTACCATCACCACGGATATTCATTTCGACCGCGGCGTATTGCGATTGACATACCAGAAAATTGACGCGCTGATTCCTGATTTTATTCAAAGGCTGGGCGGCGATCCGACCTTGAATAGCTCCGTTTCAACCATTCAATACCCCGTCAATTTTACGGTAGGCCCGGCTCAATGGGATTCTATTGTTACCCAAATGGTAAGTTTTCAAATAAATGTTAAATTCAACCTGCTTTCTCCAACGGTGACGGCATGAAAGATACTCTGGTTATCATGGGTTCTCATCCATGTACGCGGGGGCTGTTTGACTGGACGCGTGAGGATTGCGATATTGTCGTTTTCAATGAAGCCATGAAAATGGACTGGGTCAAACGGGCTGATTATGTAATGCAGATGCACGTTCCAACAATCTGGCAGAACCCTGGGAACAGGAACGACCCGAATCATTATAACTGGTTGAAATCAGGAGAGACTCCAGTTATCTGGATGCAGGAGAAATATGACGATGTGCCAAAATCGGAACGTTATCCGATTGAGGGGGTTTTGAAAATAAGCAACCGGAAATATCTCACATCGTCGGCAGCATATTCGATTGCCCTGGGTATCCATTTGGGATACCAGAAGATTGAGATTTATGGTGTAGAAATGGCGACCAATACCGAGTATGTCCACCAGCGCCCCGGCGTTGCATACTGGATCGGCGCAGCGGATGCCCTCGGTGTGAACGTGGAGTTTTACGGGGATCTGATGACATGCCCTCTTTATGGATACGAGGGGAATATAACATTTCCGTACGGCTTTTTCGAGGAACGCCTGGCGACACTTGAAAAGTCCGCAGATGAGGCAAAAATCGTATATAACAAGGCAAGTAAAACGGCAAACAACGCCATAGCCGAATATATGGAAACCGGCGTAAATAATAAGATTGATGCGCTGATGCAGAAGGCCGTGGAACAGGCCGCCGCTTTTGGTTTGCAGGACGGCGCGAGGCAGGAAATATTACGCTACAAGAAGAAAGCCGACGTTCAGATTGAAGCGACCGGTGACTTTCTATTTTCCCGCCAGGAATTTGAACACGCAGGAACTTCTTTGTTCAAGGAGCGGGAGCGGGCGATTGTAAAATCAACCGAGTTTGCCAACAAATGCGGTGAAGCGTACACGGCATTTATAAATACCCAAAACCCCGGTAAAAAGAAAAACCGGCTTGATCAATTTACCGCCGCCGTTTTCGAGTATGTCCAATCGTCTACGAAAGTGGGGATGTTTGACGGTGCCATGAAAGAAAACCGTTATCTTATGGCTAAACTGGATGAACTGATCAGGATGGCCGGGGGCGCTGAATCAGAACGTGTATTATTGGAGGCGAGATGAGAGTAGGCCGCAATCCACTATCCAATAAAACCATAACAAACACACCGGATAAGATCGCGGCGGTTATTACGCATCTTCCAAATATGGAAGGGTATCACGAACACAGGCTGGATGTTATCAAGGCGTGTCTTACGACTATGCGGGCTGGGGCGCTGGGAATACCTGTTATGGTATGGGATAACGGGTCATGCGAAGAGCTGCGAAGCTGGCTGATAAATGATTTCAAACCGGAGACATTGATTCTATCCCCGAATGTTGGAAAAAGTAACGCCAGGTATTCAATATTCAGGATGCTGCCGGACTGTATCGTTTCCATGTCAGATGACGACATGCTTTATTATCCTGACTGGTTTGATGCGTGCCTTGAACTACTGACAAGTTTCCCTGAAGTTGGTAAGGTTTCCTGCTATCCCGTTCGCACTCAAGGACGCTGGGGATGTTCCAATACAAAGGCATGGGCGAAGGATAAAGCCAAACTTGAGGCCGGGCGGTTTCTACCAGATGAGTATGATTATGATTTCTGCACATCCATCGGTAGAGATTACGACTGGCATAGGGAATACTCAAAACTTGATATTGATTACCGCGTGACATATAAGGGATTACAGGCGTATTGCTATGCCCATCATTGTCAGTTTATGGCGCGGGCCGGAACGATTATTCCGTTTTTGCAAAAGAGTACCGATTGCATGGCCGATGAAAAGCCATTTGACAACGCCGTGAATGACGCTGGATTGTTGCAGCTTACAACTACCACAAGATACTGCCGGCACATCGGGAATGTGATTGATAAGAAAGTGTATAACGAAATAGCTCTGATTCAGGAGAAAACTAATGGCTAATGGTATAAAATCTTTACGACAAATTCAGATGAGCAGGGAAACCACCCAGGGAAGCCCTACGTCTGATTATTATGTCTGGCGCGGTACTGGAACGCTTGAGGACGCAAGGGAATCCGTGTTCCCGGAAGAGGATATCGGTTTATTCGGAGGCGCGGACAGGAACTATTTTCCGAAGTTGGCCGCCAATCTCGAAATGGATGAAATTGAGGCAACTTACGAACAGCTTCCGATGATCCTCGATGCCGCTATCCATACGGCAACACCAACGACCGACACCGGCTCTGCGTATGTCAGGACATATACTTGGCCGATTGAATCATCGGACGCGAAAAGTTCAACCGACCTTACCACATACTCGTTCAAGACCGGCGATAATAACGAGGTTGAAAAATTCTCATTCGGTTATGTCAAGGAATTTGTATTATCCGGTAACGCCGGTGAGGCGTGGAAGATTCAACCAACCTGGGACGGTCGTGAAGTAGCCTCCGATAGTGACGGATTTGAGGATGCCACCTTGCAGACCGTTGAAGATATGCTGTTCTCAAAAACTAAACTATACATTAACGAAACATCAGATACTATCGGATCGACTCTTGTTAGCGATACGCTGATGAACGCAACCCTTACGGTTACAACCGGCTGGCAGGGTGTTATGACCGCTTCCGGGAGGCTTGACTTCTCATTCTTGAAGCAGGTCATGCCGGAAATCAAACTTGACCTGACATTTGAACACAACGCGACCGCAAGCGCAGAAAAGGCCAAGTGGCGGGCGAAAACTGCCAGGCTGTTGAGGCTGTTATGCGAGGGCAATGCCGTTGCAACATCTGGTACAT